GCTGACGCGTTACCAGCTCGTTCCATCGTGCAGCAGGACGATCCACCGAAGCGCCCCCGCGGTCGCCCTCGCAAGGTTCAGGTGACCGAGGGACCACCGGTCGCAAGCAGTGGATGCAGCCGGCGCATCCGGCTGCGTAGCACGGCGCACCCCCTTCCCGTCACCTTGGATTGCGAGAATGGGCAGACCGTCAGCTATACCCTCCGGCCCGGTCGGTGGGAAACCGTCCCTGATCGAGTCTATCAGATGCTCAAGTCGAAGTTTGGGAAGCCCAAGACGCGGGTCGTCCCCGACTGGAATCCCGGTGGGGAGGGCCAGATGCCCGAACGGACGCCGCGCGTCGAAGAGTACGAAGCCTACGTGATTGAAGGGTTGGAGGATTAACCATGGCCAATGCAACGCGAGTGGCGGACGTTCAGCGAGGGTACTTCATTGGCTCCTACACGGGAACCACCGCCGCACAGAATATCCACGTCGGGTTCAAACCCGCGCTGATCTTTGCGTGGAACCGGACCGACGGAGATACCGTCTGGATGTGGTCCAAGGCCAATACGACAAGTGTTGTGGCGATCACCACCGCCGCAGCCTCCGTGTCGGCTGCCGTGACTCAGGTGGACGATGGGACCGTGATCGGGTTCTCGCTCCCGTCCGATGCGGTCATCAACGAGAACGCCAAGGTGTACGATTTCATGGCGTTCCCGGATGCATAAGGACACGAAACAATCTCTAGGAATCCGAGCACGAGAGGATAGAGATGATCTACAATAATGACCGATCGTTTTGGTGGAGGCCGGGGCGCATCTACATCCCCCATTGGTCCTTCACCGGGCTCGATTACGAAGCCACCACGGCGATTGACATCAAGTCGATCGGGCCGGGTGCGGCCAATGATACGGCCAACGTGGAAGTGGCCGCGAGTGGGATCACGGGTCTCCAAATGAGCGCAGCCGGGAACGGCGTCTGCCATCTGATGATGGTGCCGCCCGACTGGGACCTTCAGTATCCCACCTATTTCCGTGTCTGGTGGTCTGGGGGCTCTATCACCACCGCCGACACCATCGACTGGATCGTGACCTACCTGGCGATTGTGAAGGACGTGACGGCCATTGCGTTGCCGTCCACCGCCTTGGATGTCGTGGTCCCGCAGGATACCGTGCCGACCACCACAGCGGATACCCTGAATGCCACCGAGTTCGGTCGCATGAATGGCGGAAAGCTCGGTGAGAACGTCGAGGCCCTAGGCCTCCAGGTGGAGATGGATGCGTTTGCCGCCGGGTTCACCGAGAGCAAGCGGTTCCACGGCCTGGAGATGCGGTATACTCCCAAGCGCCTGTACTACGGCGATGGAATGTATCACGAGGCCAAGTCACCGACGTTTGTCCTTGGGAAGACCTATAGCTGATCGAGGGGAGAGGGGGGCCATCCTGAGTCACTTGGGGTGGTCCCCCGCACACACCATGGAAGTGGAACAACTGCTCAGTGTCATCCGTGACTTCCGTGGTCGGATCGACCAGTGGCACCTTCCCGAGATCGAGGAGGCCCTGGCCGCCGCTGCGGAGGCAAAAGAGACGAAACGGGTCCTGGACGTGGAGATTGCGGCCCTGCGGGCCCGTGCCCACCAGGAACAGGCGGCCCTCGCGGCTGCGTGGGACGAGGTGCGGGCGGCGAAGGCGGCTGCCGCGAGTGAGGCCGATTCGCTCCGCCAGGCGGCAGAGGCACAGGCCCAAGCCATCAAGCGGGAGATTGCGGGTCTCGAAGAGACACGGGAGGCTCGGCAGCGTTCCCTGCGGGACGTGGAGGAAGCCGGACTCGCCCGTCAGGCCAGTCTGACGGCGGACTGCCGCCGGTTGCAGGCCGAGGTGCGGACCTTGGAAGGACAGTTGGAGAAGCTACGCCACCACGCACGGGAGTTGGCGGAACGATCATAGCGGCGCGTGAAGGAGTACCATCATGGCTTTGCATCCAGCGGGAATTGTGAGCGACCTGAGCGCCGCCAATGCGTCGGCGTTCAACCGGATTGAGCTGAATCCGGCGTCCGTCATTCAGTGTACGGAAGTTGGCATTAGCATGAACGCAGCCCCCAACTCGACGTTGGTGCCGGTGGAATTCAACCTGAAGCGCACCTCCACAGTCGGGACGGGCACCGGCGCGACGATCGTGAAACTGCGGAAGGACCTCACGGCGGCGTTGGCGACGACAGGATTGGTCGAGAACTCCGCCGACGGCACGCTCGTCGAAGTCCTTCACCGCTGGTTTGTCCCAGTGGTGAGTGGCGTCATTTGGGTCGCCGCCCCGAACCGTGAGCCAGACTGTCAGGCGGCTGAGTTTCTGGGGTTGCAGAACGTGGCGGCCCTTGGGGCGTCCATTAACGCGGCCTGCTATATGTGCTGGGAGGAATGAGTGCTCGCCTGCTTGCGCTCGGCTCAGTTCATCTACCCGGACTACAGCGGTGGGATTGTGGTCGAACTCCGCCGTCATCACGACACCGCGGCCTCCTGTGACAACAAGGCCTTCATCGTGACGAAGCGGTTGACCCGGCTGCCGAGCGTCCTGATGGCAAAGTCCTTCGGGACGTATGCGGAGGCCTGTCGCTATTGGGATGAACAAGTCGCCAAGGTGACCGACACCGGCCTGGAACGGCGAGACGCGATGATCATCGGGTGGCATGAGGAAGGGTAGTGGGGGAATAGCGCATATACATATATAATGTATATATATATATATATGTATATGTATAGTAAATGGAAAAGGAGAACCATGATGCAACGCCTCGCGCTCATCATCGCCAGTTCGCTGCTGATTTCCCAACCCGTGTGGGCGGTCGGCCCCGCCGTTACCCAAGGCACCTGCGTGCTCACGTGGGACGCCCCGCAGACCAATGCTGACGGGAGCCCGCTCACGGACCTGGCGAAATACCGCGTCTACGTCGGCACAGCGCCCGGCGTAAAGAAAGGCCCCAGTCCGACCGCGGAGGTGCTCGCTCCCGATGCCGACCCCGTGGCTGGTGCGACTGGCAGTTGGACCTGCACCGGGCTGACCAGCGGGCAGAAGTATGCCGTGGTGACGGCGGTGGATCAGGCCGGCAACGAGTCGGCGGAGAGCAATGAAGTCCCTTTCGTGTTAGACGCCCTCGCTCCAGGAACGCCAGGGAATCTGCGCGTTGGTCTGTAGGAAAGGCTGACCATGGCGAGTGGGGACGGAGTCATTGAAATTCTGGAGATACTCCCGCCAGCAGCAAACTTCGCGGCTCGATCGCGGCGGGCTGGCGGGTCAACCCCAGCGGAGGGGTATCCAATCTGGCTCTTTGACCAGACCACCTCGGAGTACCTCGACTTCCTCTGCATGATGCGTGGACGGAGTGGTGGGGGTGGACTGACCTTCCGACTCCCGTGGACATCAACGGTGACGACCGGAAGCGTCGTCTGGCGGATCGGTATCCGGCGACTGGACACGGCTGAGGACGTGGACGTGGCGCATACCTATGACTTCAACGCCGCCTCGGCAGCCGCGGCCCCGGGCACCGCAGGGTTCCCCGCCTACACGGAGATCACGTTCACCGACGGGGCGGATATGGATAATTGGGCGAACGGAGAAATGGCCATCGTTCGTGTCGGGCGTGATACGTCCGGCGCGGATGACATGGCGGCTGACGCGGAGCTCTGGGGCCTCGAAGGCCGCGAGACATAGGCACACCATATGGGCCTACGATTTAGTGGGACGAATGAGGCCATACTCAGGACGGCCAGCACCCCGAGCATGTCCTCCTGGTCGGGCTCGCTCTGGCTCTATCGAATTGGCGATACCAACACGTTTAGTGACCTGTTTATCTGTATCAACGCAAGCTACACGCAGTGGGCGGGTCTGTATTTGGGCAGTGATGGGACAACGTTAAGGTATGAGTCAAGCGATGGGACAAACAGCACGCTCCTGGGCACCGTCAACAGCACGGCCAATCGATGGTACCACCTCGCCTTCTCGAAGAACGGGACAACGCGGATCGACTTTATGACGTGGAGCGTGGAGGATGGCGAGAGCACCTTCGAGGATACCACGAGTATCCCATCACCATCTGTGACGGAGTGTTGGGTCGGATCGGATTACTCCCAAGAAGATCTGAATGGTCGGTTGGGGGCCTGCAAGATCTGGAGCGGGGTGGCGCTGAGTCTTGATGAATTGAGGGCGGAACGCCATTACGTTGTCCCCATTCGAAAGGACGGACTCTGGTTCTGGAATCCCTTTTTTCATACGACCGGGAATGACCACCTCACGGATTATAGTGGGAACGGGAATACCTTCTCAAATGATACGGCTGCGCCGACGACGGAGGATGGTCCTCCCATTGCGTGGGCACCGGCGAATTGGCGTCGGCTTCGCCTTCCGGCTGCAGTGACGGCCATCCAGCCCCTGTTTGAGTACCGTGTGCCGAGTTTTGCCTGATGGATACCGTCCGGCGCAAGACCCCAGCACAGGCGGAGCAACAGGAGCGGGAGCGGCAGACCTTTATCGCGTCAGCCTATCAACGGTTTCCCTACTGGCAGGAGCCTCCCCCTCCGCCAGCGGACATCGTCCGTCACCTCCTTGCAATCCGGTGCCCCTCGCTTCTTGGATAACCCATGGCCTGGACGATTCCCGATAAAGGCGAAGGCGACAATGACATCCAAAGTCGGGTCTTCCAGGAATACATGGAGGCTCTGGTCGCGGGTGTGAACGGGGTGGACTGCGTCCTCTCCGGGTGTGCCGTCACCGGCGGGGCCGACATGACGCCGGAGGTTGCCAAGGGAGCGGTGCTCTCGAACAAGACCCTCTTCGCCATCGCGGCTGGCACCGTGACCATCACCACGGCGGATGCGACAAACCCCCGGCTCGATCTCGTCGTGGTCACGTCCGCCGGAGCCCTGGCGGTCCGTACAGGCACCGCGGCTGCCGCGCCGAAGCCTCCCGTGCGAACCGCCAACGACGTCGTGCTGGCGGTGGTGTACGTTCCGGCCAACGATACAGCCATTGCGACCTCGCAGATCACCGATATGCGGATGATGCGGGAGCACGGGCCGATTACCATTTACTCCCAGGTTGCGCAACGGGTCCAAGCCAACAGCACATCTGAAGTCAGTATCTTCTCGAATGGAAGTGGGCTGACGATTCCCAATGGGCTCTTTCTCTCCGGGCGACAGATTCGAGTCACGACCGGCGGGAACGTATTACATAACAGCACGACAGCGATGACCATGCGACTCCGCTGCTACTACGGCGGCACGCTGTTCTACGACGACACCAGCGTCAGCTATGGAACGACGGCAGATGCGGACCGGGGTGCGTGGTCCCTGCGGTTTAATCTCATTGCCGCCGCCAATGCGCTCCAGCGCATGGTAGGACATGCGTTGATGAGCGCCATTACCCCCGCTACCGCCACGGTTGGCATAGGAGACTTAGGGGTGGACGAGATTGCAGCGACAGCCCCGATTACAGGCCCAACTGCGGGCATCGCGGTGGACTCCGACGCGGGCGATCGTGTCCTGAATATCACCTGGACCATGAGCGCCGCAAACGCGGCACACGAATGGACCTGTGACGGCATCTTAGTGGAGCTGATCTAGTGCCCGGCTGGGTGATGGGATCTCCCCTCAGTTACATGGGGGAGATGGAGATGGGGGCGACGGACGAGGAGCCGTCTCCGTCTCAACAACCCGTCATTGGAATCCGCTCGCGGATCTTAACCGAGCTGACTGACCGGGTCACGACCGCCTATCCCGCCTTCCGCTCGTATCTGTATTTCGAGGGGGCTCCCCAGCCGCTTGTGCCACCGATGCGGGCACACCGGATGGTGGTCGAGCCGGATCGGTGGCAGCCGCAGCCGCAGTATTATCCGCTCGTTCCTGCTCCAACTGAGGCCCCACCGAGCGCCAATGCGGTTATTGGGGTCCGCTATGGACAGGCCCTGGAGGGCGATCTCCAGGCCGTTGTCACGCCGGCGTACCAGCGGTTCCCCTACTTCGAGCAGCCGGCCCCGGCAAATCCGGTTATTCCCTTTGTCCGTGGCCACTGGATTCCCGAGACCGACCCATGGGTGGCCTGGGGGGCCTATCAGCGGTTCCCGTATTGGCAGGAACCCCCACCTCCACCGGCGAACCCGGTTCTTGCCGTCAGGTATGGGCAGCTTCCCCTCACGGACCCAGAGGCCCTGCCTACCGCTGCGTATCAACGGTTTCCCTATTGGCAAGCGCCCGCGCCTGCGCCGGCGAATCCCGTCCTTCCCATTCTCTTCCGTCGGTTGGAGGAACTCGCAGATCGAGTTGAGCTGGTGACACCACGCTATCACGCCTTCCCCTATGCCGGTGTCACGCCATCTGAAGGCCCCGTGTTGCGGCTCCTGGCCATAACAGGAGCGGGAATCTAGCAAGTCGTGCGAGCGCGTGAGGAGGTCCCATGTCAGCATCCGTGAAACATCAGTTCTCGGCCCAGGTGACGGCACCGGAGACGGATATCGAATCAAGGAACGATGTCCCGGTCACCCTCCGCTATCTCGTCATCCTCAACACGACGGTTGCCGTGGCGTATCTGCAGCTCTTCAACAAACCGGCGTCCGCGGTCACCCTTGGGAGCACCGCGCCCACGCTCTCGATCGGCCTCCCAGCCAGCTCCGCCATGGTCTTCCCCGTCCCGGAGTCCGGCCTCTTCATGGGTGGCGGGGGGCTCTGTGCCGCTGGGACGACCACCCGAACCGGCTCCACGGGAGCGGCCCTGGACATCAACCTCGGCTACGAGAGCTGATGCCAAACCGGAACTATCAACGTGGCCGGCGGCACGAATACGATGTCAAGCGCCTCTTGGAAGAGGCTGGTTACGTGGTCACCCGTGCGGCTGGAAGCCACAGCCCCTTCGACCTGATTGCCAGCCGAATCGCGTGCGGCGTGGTCAAGGAAGTCTGGATGCTCCAACTGAAAGTGACACAGGTGACCCATGGCGACCAGTGAACAGGTCAATCTCTCTGCCACACAGACCCTCTCGAATAAGACATTGGGGTCCGGGTGCGCGATCTCCAACCAGGTGACCAATGGAGTGGTCTACGCCACGGGCACGACGGGCCTCGCAACCACGGCCGCCGGAAGTGGCACGAAGACGGCGTTGCACGTCAGCGCGAGCGGGGTCCCGGAATTTAGGAAGATCAACCCCTATGCCAAGGTTCTGGCCATGGGAGCCTTTATACACTAGGAGGAGATCATGCCGGCCAATACCGACCCGGTCTTTACACTGACACCCCGAATTACCGGGGTCCACGTGGCGGCAGCGAACACGGCCAGCGACGGCAGTGGCTCGCTGGTGACTGCCTTCACGGCTGGGACGTTCGGGTCTCGGTTGGATGAAATCACGGTCACCAACGCTCAGGCCTCGGCAGCGGCCTCCAGCGCCATGGTCATTCGGGTGTTCATCACGGATACCTCGGGGGCGAATCCCCGGTTGCTCCGTGAGCAGGCCATGCCCACCGCGACCCGGAGTACCACGGCGGTCGGCGCTCAGATCCTGTTCTCGTTCGCAGGGGGGCTCACCCTCGCCAGCGGACAACTCATCCAAGTGTGCCAGAGTGTCTATGCGGGCGTCCAGGACCAGAACAGCGTCGTGTGTCGGGGCGGAGATTACTGATGGCCTATGACCAATTGGGGTGGGGCTCCCCACTCCTGGGACTTCGAGCGGGTACCCCGCTCATCCAGGAGACGCTTGCGCTGGGGACTCGCTATACGCGGGAACACGGCTTGGGACAGGTGCCAGTTTGGTGTCTGGCCTACCTGGAGAATAAGACGGCAGACCTGGGGTACGTCCCTGGCGATCGGGTCTATCTCGCCTCCCATCAGGACAACGTGGCATCTGGCGTGAGCGTGTCGGCGGATCATTTGGTAGTGTCGCTCACGACCAACAACACCACAATCCATGTGCTCAACAAGACCAGCGGCGTGACTGGGGCGATTACCGTCGGAAACTGGCGCATTACCGTTATCCCCTTTGCCATTGACGGATATGGAGCCCTCCGATGACGAATGAGGAGTTGACGCGGATGTCGGTGGAGGTCGCTCTGCTTCGCGAGGCCGTGCAAGACCTCCGTGGGACCATCAGCAACCTAAGCCAACGCCTGTCCGCCGTTGAGGCGACCCAGGCCCAACAGGATGCGGCGTTAAACCTTAGCCAGCGTGTCACCGCCCTGGAACTGAAGACCCCCGTGGTGCCCTAATGGCAACTCCAGCCGACCCGACCGTCGCCGAGATCGTGACCGAGGGGTTGAAGCGGGGTGGGCGGATTAGCCCCTCCAGCACCGACATTACCAATGCGACCAATCAGCAGTTCCGGGAAGTCAAATCGGACATCGTGACCGCTGCCGGTCGCTCGAACATCCTGCTCACCACCCTCGCCGCGAAGGTCGCACGGGGGGTGGGACGGGTGAGCTTTCCCACCGATGCGGACGACGTGCGGTCGCTGCAGGTCATCTATGGCGATCCCGCGACCTTCTTCAACAGCACCGCCCAGGCCGGGGGTGCGAACACTATCACCCTCAACGCCAGCTTCTCCCAGAGTGAGGACGATCTGGTCGGGCGGGCGATCTTCCTGATTGCCGGCACCGGGGTCGGGGGATGGCGGCATATTACCGCCTACGACAACGGGACGAAGGTGGCGACGGTGGACAGTAATTGGGTGACGAACCCGGCATCCGGCACCGAATACGTCATTGAGATGTCACGGTTCCACCTCTACCCGCTGGACCGCCCAACCGAATGGAGCTACCTGCGTGCCCCGTGGGGGCGGAGCACCCCGACCGAGGCCGCCGTCGTCAACCGAGAGGTGTACTTCAACTACGTCCCAGACCGCACGTATGGACTCTTCTGGGACTATTGGGTCCACCTGGACCGAATCGACGAAGCCGGGACGATGATGGTCCGCCACCTGCGTGAATATCGGTCGCTGTGGGTGCAAGGGATTGCGGTGAAGACGATGCAGCGATACGACGAGGATCGGTACGCACAGGAACTGGCCGTATACACGGGGATGCTCAGAACCTATGGGGGGCGACAGGCCCAGGTCGCCCAAATCCACTTCACGGATGTCTAGCGTTTCATATACATATACATATATATTATATACATATAGTATATAGGATATGTATAAGGTCCGCGAAAAGGCCCCCTGATGACCCTTCGCAACCAAGTCTCCGAGGACCGTGCCAACTTCCCCGACCCAGTGAACGGGATCAACCTCCGGGCGGCTGAGGAAGACTTGGCCGCTGGAGACTCCCGGCTCATGCAGAACTGCATCTTTGACGGGGGCATCCGCCTCCGCAACGGAAGCGGTCGCTTGAACAGCGCCGCACTGGCCTCCAGCCTACGGGTCCGGGGTGGCCACAGGTTCTACTACGGGGGTGCCAGCCCCACGCAGAAACGCCTCCTCGCGTATGGGACTAAGATCGTGACCCTCACTGACAATGGGGTCGAAACGGTATTGACAACCGGGATGACAAATGACCTCGATGTCCATTTCACGACCTGGTCCGTCACTGATGAGGTCTACATCGGGAACATTACCGATACGCTCCGCTCCTATGACGGGACCACCTTTGCCACTGTGACGGGCACGAATATTCCCGTCGCCCGCACGGGCGTGGTCGCCGTGCTGGACCGCCTCATGTGTATCACGGTGAATGGGATCGAGCGATCCAACCCCCGTGTGGATAATGTGTGGTCGGCCAACAGTGACTGGGCGACGTTCCGGCCAGCCAAGGCTGGTCTGTTCACGGCCCTGCATCCCTACACGATCCGTGGAACGGATACCTTTTACCACGGGGCCATCGCCTTCCAAGCCAACGGGTATTACTTGATTACCGGAACCGACTATGGGGACGACGTGACGGCTGGGGCTAGGCCAGCGAACGAGGACTCAGCCATCCGCCTCCTCGACCCCAACGTCGGGACATCCTCCCCCTATAGTGTCACCACGGTACCGGGCATTGGAATCTTCTGGTTCACCAGTGACCGCAATATCTATTTCCTTCCGGAGGGCTCGCTGGTTGGGTCCTACGTTGGAGACAAGCTGATCTCCCGAAGCCTGACGGAAGGCATTGAGAGCACGAATACCGCCGCCATGGGGCAGGTCTGGATGACCTATTTTGACCGCTACCTGATGCTTGGTATCCCGAAGGGAGCCGATACCTACGCCTCCGTCCAGTTCTGGATGGACATGCGGAACTTCAACCCGCAGAACCCGGTCTGGAACGGTCCCATGACGGGACAGACGGTCGGGCGGTGTTGGGTGGAGACCCAAAATGGGGAGTTTCGAGTCATGGGGGGTGAGGGCAACCCCGCCACGGGT